GGCCTGGGGGTGACGCCGAGTGCGTGGGATAGCACATACAAGGCAATTCAGGTTGGCGCTCGGTCGATGTTTTACGGCATCGGCTCAGAAGCAAATATGGCGAACAACGCCTATTACAACTCTGGCTATAAGTATGTAGCCAACTCTGCTGCTGGTCTTTACACCATAGATGCGAACGTACACAAGTGGTACAACGCCCCCTCCGGCACAGCAGGCAACGCTATTAGCTTCAGCCAAAGTATGACGCTGGATGCGAGTGGGAATTTGCTGGTGGGGACGACATCAGCACTGACGTCTGCATCTGGGCGAGGCAACGTAACCATCAATGGAACGGATGCGGTTCTTGCTTTTGGTAATAGCAACTCAAGCGCCGGTTATGTGTATGCCGCAAGTACAAATCTTGAAATTTCTGCTGCAAGCACTCGCTACATTAACTTTTTGACCAACGGTTCCGAACGCGCCCGTATCACCAGCGGGGGGAATTTGCTGGTGGGGACGACGAGTTTTTCGTTCAGCAGTAATGGAGTACAAATCGGCGCGGATGGCCGTGTTTGGAATACATCCAACATAGATTACAACTTTGAGCTTGCTGGTTCTACTGGCAACAGAATTCGTTTCTATACCTCGGCTGGAGGAAGTGGTGCCACCGTGGGTTCGATTACTGTTTCGACTACAGCAACCGCCTATAACACCTCATCCGACTACCGACTCAAAGACAACGCCCAGCCCCTGACCGGCAGCGGCGCATTCATCGATGCGCTTCAGCCCAAGACATGGGACTGGAAAGATGGCGGCGGCAAGGGCGTCGGCTTTATCGCGCACGAAGTGCAAGAGATAAGCCCTGGCAGCGTAGTTGGCGCTAAAGACGCAGTGGATGCCGAAGGCAATCCAGTCATGCAGGCAATGGAATACGGCTCTGCTGAGTTCATTGCCAACATCGTTGCAGAACTGCAATCCCTCCGTGCCCGTGTCGCACAACTTGAATCTAAAGGAGCGTAAATCATGACCACCACTTGGACAATCACCCAGACAGACTACATCACCGCAGACGGTTTTATCACGACCGCCCATTGGACTGCCACCGCAGTCGATGGTGACTACACTGCCAGCATCTACAGCACTTGTTCTTGGGCACCGGGCACCCCCACGATTCCCTATGCTCAAGTCACGCAGCAAGAGGTGCTGGATTGGTGCTGGGCCTCTGGGGTCGATAAGGACGCCACTGAAGCCGCACTGGCACAGAACATCGCCATGCAGAAGAATCCGCCCGTGTCTCAAGGCCTGCCTTGGGTTGCATGATTATGGGCAAGCCACCAGCCCTTGATGGTGGCGCATAAAGGAGTAACGAAATGGGCAATAACAAAGAACCCCAGATCGCTAACATTGACGGCAAAGAGTACAGCTTGGACGAATTTACGCAGGAGCAAAAGATTATGCTTGAGCACTGCATGGACTTGGACAGGAAGATCGCATCTTGCCAATTTCAGTTTGATCAACTCAGGGTAGGCAAGGACGCCTTCTTGGCTATGCTCAAGAAATCCTTGGACGCCACTGAAGAGCCAGCAGGATTGACGGATTAATTATGAGCACTATTGACGCGACTGACGCACGGCTATCTACGCATGAAGAAGTTTGTGCGATCAGGTACGAGCAAATTAACGCTCGACTCAAGCGCATTGAGGCCATCATGATGAAGACGGCTGGCATCATGCTCGTGTCAATGGCCGGGACTATCTTTGCTGCTGTTTGGATCACAAAATGATTCCGAAGGACAAGCTTCAGCATTTGGTCATGGGCGTGGGTTCAGCAGCCGTTTTGGCTGCAATCCACTTCCTGCCAATAGGTTGGGCTGTCGCAATTGGCGGGATCGTTTTTGGCGTGTTCTACGAGTTTCAGCAGTGGTATCGCAAAGAGGGGCAACCTGATATTTGGGATGCCGTAGCTACCGCACTGCCGGGTATTGTTTTTGGGGTTGCTTTTGAGTTGCTGAAATGATCGACCCGATCACAGCCTTATCTGCCATATCGTCTGCTGTTGCCCTTGTAAAAAAGGTGTCGAAGACAGTAGACGATGTTGCGTCCCTTGGGCCGGTGCTGGGTAAATATTTTGATGCCAAAGAGCAAGCCATTGAAGTTGTAAAGCAAGCAAAGTCTGGCGGTTTTAAAGGCTCTACGCTGGGCAAGGCGCTTGAACTTGAGATGGCGTTAGAGCAGGCAAGGGAGTTTGAAGAGCAGATCAAAATGCTTTTCTTTCAGGCCAACAAGATGGATGTGTGGGCGCGGATTACAGCCCGTGCAAAGCAGATGGAGATTGACGCAGCCCACAATGCACGGCGCAAAAAAGAAGCGGCCAAGAGGCGGCAAGCCGAAATTGAAGAGTTGATGATACTGGTGGGCGGCGGTGTTGTTGCTATTGCTTCTTTGGGCGTTATTGGTTGGGTTGTCATGCAACTGATGACAGGTCAAATCAAATGAGATTTTTATGATCGACGTTACCAAAACAATTGGGGCAGTTGCTGCTAGTGTTGCTGCACTAGGTGGCAGCTATACGCTTGCCGACAAGTTTGGCTGGTTTGACCGGGCAATCATTGAGTGGTCACCCGAAAACTTCAAGATTGTGGCAGAGGCTGGTAAGCCGATTACTGTCACGGTTGCGCGGATTAAAAAGCGCGACGACTGTTCTGTCGAAAGCTTCACCCCAAGCATCCGGGATGCCGCAGGTATGGTGCATGAAGCCACTACCACGGCAAGCAAATTTAGTGGCCCAGCAGGGCCAACAATTGACACGTTCACATACCAACTCACAATGGTGAGGAAAGAAAAGATTGCACCCGGCACAGCTACTCTGCTGGCGACGATCAAATACAAATGCCCCGAGGGTGAGCGAGTGGTGCAGTATCCCCGTCACCCAAACCTTAGCTTTGAATTAAAAGGGTAATTAATATGGAATGGCTTAAACAAATTGCACCGACGATTGCCACCGCTCTTGGTGGCCCTTTGGCTGGTATGGCTGTGTCTGCCATATCCAAAGCTGTTGGTGTGGACGAGGACAAAGTCCAAGACATGATCTCCAGCAACAAACTCAACGCCGATCAGGTGGCGCAGTTGAAGATGGCTGAGATTGAGCTTGCCCGACAGGCGCAGGAGTTGGGGCTGAACTTTGAGAAATTAGCGGTAGACGACCGCAAGTCTGCGCGGGAGATGCAGGCCACCACCCGGTCGATGATGCCCCCTATATTGGCTGGCGCAGTCACGTTGGGGTTTTTTGGCATCATGATTATGATGTTCTTCAATCAAATTGACAGTAATAACCCCGCCATTTTGATGATGCTCGGTTCTTTAGGCACTGCATGGACAGGAATCATTGCTTATTATTTTGGATCGTCAGCAGGTTCTCAGGCCAAAACAGATTTGCTTTCCAAATCAGCGGGGAAATGACATGAAAGAAAACTGGGAAGAATCTTTAAAGCATATCCTCAAATACGAAGGAGGGTATGTAAATCATAAAGATGATCCGGGAGGCCGGACTAATTTAGGAGTAACGCAACGTGTCTGGGAAGAATGGACTGGCAAGCCTGCCACTGAAGCCGACATGCGCTCTCTTACCGTGGAGATGGTTTCTCCGCTCTACAAGAAACGGTATTGGGATGCTGTTCGCGGTGACGATCTTCCTTCTGGGGTCGATCTTTGCGTGTTTGATTGCGCTGTCAATGCTGGTGTTGGTCGGGCTAGTAAATTTCTACAGCAAGCTGTTGGAGTGACTGCTGACGGTCAGATTGGCCCAGCAACAATGGCTGCGGTTGCAAAGAAAGAGCCTGTCTCGATCATTGCTGATTTCTGCCATTTGCGTGAGGCGCACTACAAGAGCCTGTCCACTTTCGCCACGTTTGGCAAAGGCTGGATGCGTAGGTTAGACTCTGTTGAGGCAGAGAGTAAACACATGGCGTGAGGGCAATATGCCTATGTCAATTACTATTTACAGGAGGTACAATGCCTAGCAATAAGCCTGTTTGGGAAAAACAACGGCCTTCGTCGTTAGGTAAGTCAAAGCCTTTGTCGCCGCAGAAAAAAGCGGCAGCTAAAGCAAGGGCAAAAGCCGCTGGGCGGCCTTACCCAAACCTTGTTGACAATATGGCAATGGCCAAAAAGCGGAGCAAGTAAGATGACTTCTGCCGCAGCAATGACGTACAACTCCTTGGTAGATGACATTGAGTCATACTTGGAGCGTACGGATCAAGCCACCGTTGAAAAAATTCCAACGTTTGTCATGTTGGCAGAGCAAATCATTGCGTCTGAAATCAAGTTCATGGGCAACCTTACCGTCAACACCTTCAACTTGGTGCAAGGTGAAGCTGTTGTACAAAAGCCTGCCCGTTGGCGTAAGACTGTGTCAATGAACATTGTAGTCAACGGCCAGCGTGAGCCCGTCTTGCTGCGTAAGTATGAGTACCTACGCAATTACTGGCCTAATCCTACGCAGCAAGGCACGCCACTGTACTACGCCGACTATGACTATTTTCATTGGCTGGTTGCACCTACGCCTGATGCGGCTTATGCTGCTGAAGTGCTTTACTACGAGCGCATTCAACCGCTAGATTCAAATAATCAAACTAATTGGTTTACGATGTACGCGCCACAGGCGCTGCTGTATGGCACATTGCTGCAAGCAATGCCTTTCCTTAAGAACGATGCTCGTGTGCAACTTTGGCAAACAATGTACTCGCAGTACATGGCAGCGCTAAAAGCCGAAGACCTGCAGCGCCTGGGTGATCGTCAAACCGTAGCGGTGGATTCATGACTACATATAGCTCCCCTTTTGCAGGCGACGTTGTACAGCCGACTGATGTTAGCTACGCAGCGTTTATTACCAGCAGTGACATTGTTTTGCAATGGCCTGTTAATGGTAATAGCACAACAAACGTTGCAGCGCGTGTCATGGACGTTACTGCAAATGCGGCAAATCTTAAGATGTACATGCCTCCGGCCAATCAGGTCTCGGTAGGCAACGACGCACTTATTTCTGTTCTTGCAGGTAACGATCTCGAAATTGTTAGCTACAATGGTACAACCATTTGCACTGTTGAAGTTGGAAAAAGCCAGTACATCTACGTTACTGATAATAGTACTGAAGATGGCACTTGGGGTGTAATTGCATTTGGCGCAACAACATCAAGTGCCAACGCTGCAACGTTGGCGGGTGCTGGCTTAGTTGCATCCAGCAATACGCTTAATCAAAGCCATCCTGCAGCATCTGCCGCAAACGGCCAAACTTTTAACGCGACTAATCGTGCGCAAACTGTTATTTGGAATGGCGGTGCGGGGTCAGGTACACTACCCGTAGCGTCGTCATTAGGTAATAACTGGTTTATGCTATTTAAGAATAGCGGCACAGGCACGTATACGCTTAACAGTACAGGTAGTGACACGATTGACGGCGTAGCTACAAAGTCGTTTGCGCCAAATGAGTCAGCATTTATCGTATGCACCGGCGCGGCGTATGTAACTATTGGCTATGGCGTTAGCAGCCAATTTGCATTTACAGCACTTGTCAAACCCGTTACAACTGGGGCATACGTGCTAACAAACGTAGAAGCAAGTTCTACTATTCAAGAATTTGTAGGTACACTTACAGGTAATGTTACAGTAACTTATCCACAGGTTGTTAATTTTTATGTCATCTCAAATCAAGTAACGTCAGGTGGCTATACTTTAACTATTACTACAGGCGCAGTAGGCGCAGCAAGTGTTGTTGTCCCGCCTGGGCAGCAAGCAACACTCATTTGCGATGGTACAAACTTTTACAATGCAAACACTGTGCAGATTGGCGCAACTGCGATTACACTCATTAATGGCTCTGCAGCATCGCCGTCTTTAAGTTTTGCATCAGAGTCTAATACGGGTATGTATAGACCTGGCGCCGGGCAAATTGGATTTTCTATACTAGGCAATAGCGTTATGAGCATCACAGCAACGGGTATAGCAGTTACTGGCTCAGGCACGTTTACTACAGGCATTGGTGGGGGTGCGTTTTAATGACTGCTAAAGTCTTTGCTCTTGACACGCGTCCAGGCATTCAGCGG